TAGAGGTGGTGAACAGTACCACATTAACCTGCGATTTTGTGATTTCGCAGACCGCGCCAATCGGCCTGGGTGCGCGGGTGGCGGTATCACACACGGGAGGCATCTCATCCTACGTAGGCGCACCAACATTCACGGTCGGTTTCCCGTCAGACTTTTTGGTGTTCTTCCGCTAATCTAAATACTAACAGTCATGGCCACTCCAGCTTCTCGCGACGACTTCAAGGAATACTGCCTGCGGGCTCTCGGCAAGCCCGTCATCCAGATCAATGTGGATGACGACCAGCTAGAGGACCGTCTTGACGAAGCCCTCCGTGTGTATCAACAGTTCCATTACGATGCCATCGTCAAGACGTATATGAACCACGAAGTTACCGCCAGCACGATGCGGTTTGCGTCAGCTACGACTGGTAGTTTCAGCAATAGCGAAATCATCGTGGGCGCGACATCGAACACCTACGGGGAGGTTGTTTCGACAAGCAACACCACGATGATCAAGTTCTTTACAACGACACAATCCAACACCAGTGTCGTCGCTACGGACGGCTATAGTGATACCGCAAAGCGGACGTTCAACGACGGAGAAGTTGTGACGGGGCAGACATCGGGTGCGACAGGCACATTGTTTACCGCGAACGCCACGACCAATGCCATTTCGTTCGGCGATATGGACAACAAGTGGTTCAGTGTCGACGACTCCGTGATTGGTATTACTCGCGTGTTTCTTCCCTACGAGGGCGGTGGTGTCGGCGGCATGGACATTCTGTTCAATCCGCAAGCCCAATTCAATATGAGTCTGATGAGTACCTTCAATCAGGGGTCTATCATTCCATATGTAATGGGGCGTCAATACCTCCAGTTGATGAACGATACCTTTCGGGGGCGGCCGAGTATTCGATGGTCGCGGCATATGAATCGGTTATATGTGGATGTCAACTGGCAAGTGCAATTCGAGCCAGGGATGTGGATTGTGATGGAGGCGACACGCACCATCGATCCCGATACCTTTACAGATGTCTGGGGCGACCGTTGGTTGCAACGATTTACGATTGCACTCATCAAACGTCAATGGGGAATGAACCTAAGTAAATATGGCGGCGTGGCGCTGCCTGGTGGCGTGACATTGGATGGAAAAGCGATTCTTTCTGAAGCTAATCAGGAGGTCAATGATTTAGAACGAGAAGTGCGGGAGACATTTCAAGAGCCTGTCTCATTTATTGTAGGCTGATTATGGCCGTCAATCGATACTTCAATCAGACAGCATTCGCGCCGGAACAAGACCTCCTACAGGACTTGACGGACGAGAGCATTCAAATTTACGGGCACGAGACCCATTATATTCCTCGCGATGTAGTGGATATGGATACGTTCCTCGGTGAAGACCCGTTGGCGGCCTTCACGACGACCTATCCCGTCGAGATGTATCTCAAGTCGGTGGAATCCTTTCAGGGGTCGTCAGAGTTAATCAGCAAGTTCGGATTGCACATCGACGACCAAGCAACCTTCCTCGTCTCGACACGACGCTTCGACGCCGCGGTCGTGGATGCGGTTGACTCCGCACAGACAGAGATCTCTCGCCCGCGAGAAGCGGACCTCATTTATATCCAGATGAATGAGAACAATCGATATTTGTTTGAGATCAAATTCGTAGAAGACAAGGAACATCTCTTTCAGTTAGGGAAACTCTATACCTATGAGCTACGGTGTGAACTGATGAACTTCACCAACGAGAAGGTCGATACGAATGTGGATGACATCGACGCGGTCGCGCAACGTGAAGCCTACACCATCAACATCACGATGGACGCGGGTGGAACCGGCACGTATCTCGTAGGCGAATCTGTGTATCAGGGGAACACGACATTGGCAACAGCGACTGCATCCGCAGAAGTCTATACGTGGACCGCCTCGACGCGCGTACTTGGAGTGCAACGTGTGGTGGGCACTTTTGCAGGCAGTACGGTGGTCAAGGGGGATACCAGTGCCGCACAGTGGACCACAGTGACAGCCGCGGCCGAGACAGCACCAACCATTCACGACCCAATCTCGGATAATGAATTCCTGCAAGGGAATCCCTTGAGCGTGGTGAAGTCTCGCGGCACGCATATGCTAGAAGACTGATGGATACGCATTTCAAACATCTGTTGTTGCGGCGCTATCTCCTGTCATTTGGATCGTTGTTTGACAACATCACATTGACACGGGAAGATACCGCTGGCGATGAAGTCTATCGACAGATTGTGCCGATAGAGTATGGGCCAAAAGAACGTTGGCTCACGCGCTTAACGCAAGACCCTGACCTTAAACAAGGTGTCGGGCAGATCGTGCCGCGTCTCTCCTACGAGATGTCTGGGATAGCCTATGACCCCACTCGCAAACTCAACACTCTTGAGAAACTAACCTACGCCGCGTCATCGTCAGACGACCGCGGGCGTCTATATGTCGGGACACCGTATACTCTGACTATCGGTCTGTCCACCCTCACGAAACTGCAACAGGATGGTATGCAGATCGTAGAACAGATTCTGCCCTATTTCACACCAGACTATACGATTGCGATAGAGCCACTGGCTAACTATCCCACTTTAGTGGATGTTGTGCCTATCGTTCTGCAAAGCGTGTCGCAGACGGATAACTATGAAGGCAGTTTTGAGACACGACGTGTCGTTGTGTGGGATTTAGAATTCTCGATGAAGGTATATTTATACGGGCCGGTTAAGGATAAAGCTCGTATCAAAAAAGTCATTGTTGATCTGTATAATTCAAGCAGCGACGACCTGTCTGCTCCGAATGCGAATGCGTCATCGCCACAAATTGCGATTACCGTAGTGCCGTCGGTGTCAGTGTCTGCATCGGCCAGCCCGTCAGACGCAGAAACATCCGTGATCAATGCCAGAGAGGCGGCAGTCACCACGATCATCGAAGACTTTGGGAAGTTTGCGCCATCGACATCGCCGTCAGCGTCACGCAGTCCGTCGGCGTCAGCGTCACGCAGTCCGTCTGCGTCGCGTAGCCCGTCATCGTCCACCAGCCCGTCGGCATCTGTTAGTCCGTCGGCATCAGCCAGCCCATCATCCTAAATGGAACGCGATCAAATAATACAAAAAGAGGAGTTGAACAAACTCCTCGATCTCGACCCCACACTAACAACCGGGGAAGAGACAACAGACCTTCAACGCGCTGCGCCGGCCGGCAAACTTGTATCGGCAACAGCAGAGGAGGCGTTTGAAGAAGACTTCGGTTATGCGCGGTCAGTCGTGCGGGAGAGTATTGATCAGGTTCGCGAAGCCGCAGTCACCTCGATTGAACTGGCCCAATCGGGCGACAGTGCGCGTGCCTATGAGGTCGTTGCGGGGATGCTGACCGCCATTGTTAATGCGAATAAAGAACTATTGGCACTCCACAAAACTAAAGAGGATACACGCAAGTCCCGCGAGGGTGGCGCATCGACTTCGGGCGTGACAATCGAAAAGGCCGTATTTGTGGGGCGCGCCTCCGACCTGTTACGTGAACTACGCACGTTGTCGAAGAATGAACCGAAGGTCATAAATATCGAGAAAGAGTAGATGCCCAAGAATTCATTCAATTCCGATGCAGGCTATAACGGCAATCCCAATCTCCCATTGCCGAATGCCGAAGTCTCACTCACCGACAAAGAACTCAAAGAGTATGTGCGGTGTTCGGAAGATGTCTATTACTTCATCAACAGCTACGTAAAGATTGTCCACGTCGATCACGGCATCGTGCCGTTTGCGATATGGCCCTTCCAACGAGAGATTATCGAAGCATTTGAGGACAACCGTTTCGTCATTTGTAAACTCTCGCGACAGTCCGGCAAGTCAACCGTCGTCGTTTGCGGCTACTTCCTCTGGTATATTCTCTTTCGCACCGATGTCAGCGTCGGTGTTCTCGCGAACAAAGAATCCACCGCCATCGAACTGCTACGTCGGCTGAAGCAGTCCTACGAACTCCTGCCGAACTTTCTGAAGCAAGGGATTCTCAAGTGGGACCAGAAGCTCATCATGCTGGCGAACAACTCTCGCGTTCGTGCGGAGAGTACAAATGCCACCGCAATTCGAGGCGACACCTTCAACATTCTGTTCCTTGACGAGTTTGCGTTCGTGCCAGAGAATATTGCTGGCGACTTTATGACATCAGTGTTCCCGACAATATCCTCGGGCAAAACCACCAAGCTATTCATCGTCAGCACACCAAACGGATACAACCTCTTCTACAAAATTTGGAACGACGCACAAGAGAAACGCAACTCCTATTTTCCCATCGGTTTCAACTGGCGCGATGTACCCGGGCGCGATGAAGCGTGGGCCAAGGAGATGCGAATGAACCTTGGCAGCGAACAAGCCTGGGAACAGGAATTTGAATGCTCGTTCCAGGGCAGTGCGAATACACTCATTCCAGGGCATAAGCTCGCGTCTATGTCGTTTATGACGCCGGTAGATATTCGGGGAGACCTCAAAATCTATGCGCAGCCGATTCGCGCAGATGAGAAGGGGAACCCCTCGCATATCTATGTGGCAATGATAGATGTCTCGCAGGGGCAGGAGCAAGATTACAGTGTGATAAATATCTTTGACGTGTCGATATCGCCGTTTCGACAAGTCGCGGTATATCGACGGAACAATATCACTCCGCAACTATTTGCGCCGATCGTGCGTGATATCGCTGCGTATTATTGTAACGCATATACGCTAATTGAAATCAACGACGTTGGCATTCTTGTCGCGGATACGTTACACGCGGAACTGGAGTACGAGAACATTCTCTTCGTGCGCATGCACCCCAAGCGCGGGCAGATGTTGGCCGGTGGGTTTCATGTGAAGTCGAGAATGGGATTGCGTCAGACACAAGCCACAAAACGTATTGGCTGTGCTGCGCTACGGGCGATGGTCGAAAAAGACCAACTCCTCATTTATGACTATGAGACATTACGAGAACTGACAACATTCGTTGCGCATGGGCATAACTATAAAGCAGAACAGGGCGCACATGACGATTGTGTGATGACGCTGGTACTCCTGGGATGGTTAACAGCGCAAACGGGATTTGAGAACTATGTGGGCTTGTCCATGCGGAAACTGCTCATCAATCAATACGAACCCATCACACTCGATGTGCCGTTTGTGGGATATCTCGATAGCGAACCTGAGACCTCATTTGTCGAGGATGGCGATCGTTGGTTGCTCTCTGATGAGGATATTGAGAATGAGATTGCGAACGAGTTCTGGAGATGACGAACGCCCTGAAAATCTAAATACAAGTATCCGCCGTCGTCATATACATCGACGGCACAAGTTTTACGGCATTCTTTTTCCGAATTCCGTTACGAAGGAGATATAGGGTTATGGCATTTCAAGTTTCGCCGGGCATCAATGTTTCTGAAGTAGATTTGACAGCGGGCGTCGTAAATGTCTCCCTGTCGGCCGGCGGATTTGTCGGCTCTTTTGTGTGGGGTCCGTGTCTGCAAGTGCAGAACGTCGCTTCTGAAGTCGACTTGGTCGATCAGTTCGGCGAACCAGACGCCAACAACTTCCAAGATTGGTTCTCTGCTGCGGCATTTCTAGCGTATTCCAATACACTTAAAGTTGTTCGAGCGGTCAGCGATAATGCGCTGAATGCAACGGGTGAGGGCAAGTCGACCACCGGCACAGGGATGGCGAATACCTCGACGACAGCCATTACGGGAACAGGCACGTTG